CTTCGGACAATGCGAAGAAAGCGCTTGCGGAGTTGAAGAAGCTGACCACTGAATACGAAGAGCCGTTTGAAAAAACGTTCCCGCCGATCACAAACTGGAACACGATTTCCACTGGGCCGATGACAGCGAAGGTTACTCCTGTCGAAAAGGACAAGACGCTTTATAGCGAAATGTCGCCGGCACGGTTGGAAAACATGCTCCGTGATGACCGTTTACTGACCCCGCGTAATATATACGCTACTGACAATCCGGATCTTGCATTGGGTCAGGGGGAGAATCAGGGGATCATGGTCCAGTTCCGTCCGAACTCGCTGAGTGGACGTGTAGATTCCCGCAAGCCCGGAATGGCGTTAGCGGAAGGCAATGAGTTTCGTGTGGACGCCACTGCGCCACGTGCTATCCAGTCGATCACTTTGTTGAACCCAAAGATCAACCTAAATCGAGGGATGTCCGCCACTGCGATGAAGGTATTGCGCAACGACTTTAACCGCGTTGAGTTGCCGAATGGCAAAGTGCAGTACGTTCGTAAAGGGCTTGAAGACTTCGTGCAGAGTGAACCACGAATCACGGACCAGTTCATCGCCGAGAATGCGACGGCTAGAAACGCGCTAGACGCGTTTACGCTCAGTGACAAGCGCTTTAAGCAACTTCAGNGTGAGCACGAGGCGCACCCAATGGACTACCCGAAGGGTAAAGTCTCTGCCGGAATAGCGTGGGTAAATCCTCTGGATGTTATTGCGGCGACTACAACTGGAGAAAAAGAGGCAAAGATCATTGCTTCAGAGACCAAGGCTCAAGGGCCTACTGATCTAGCCAAGATGGAATCAGACATCCTTCCTTATGTGAACATTTCACAGGATAAAGAAGGGAGCGTATACATTTCCGACCAAGAAGGCCGTCACCGCATGCAGCGATTGGCCGAGATGGGGTACACAAAGGTTCCTGTACGTCTCGTAAATCGTAACGCGGAGCATGGGGATCAAACGCTTCTTGGCCTGCCCGAAAACGGGGTTATCCAAGGGAAAGAAGGAGGCAAAGCGCTGCCATATACGGGGCTGGTTCCGATTACTCATGAAACCAGAGAGCAGCTTAAAGAGACGTTTGGCACCCAAAAAGAAAAAACCACAGACCAGTTCATCGCCGAGAATGCGACAGCCAGAAATGCACTAGACGCGTTTACTCGACAAACCATTCAAGATGCTGAAAGAGATTCCCGCGAGAAGTCTCGTGAAGTGGTTGTCGAAATGGACATTGACAACTTCCTCAACTTGGCAGCAGAAGGTAAAGATGCACAGAAGGAAGCGGCACTAAAGGACGTCGACCAGTTCAACCAGATCCCGTTTTTGAGTACGGAAGGTGAACAAGTCGTCGGACATGAAGGTCGTAACCGCGCACGTCGTATGAAAGAGCTGGGTTACACGACGATGCCTGTCCGTATTATTGACAAGAATGTTCGTTGGGGCGAGAACCCAGATGTGCGGTTTGATACGCTGAAGGCCCAAGAGGGCGCAGCGTCGGAAGATTTTTCAATTGAGCATCCTGTAAAGCCGGGCGAGTTCGGCACGTATTGGAATCAGGCTGTAGACACCATCCGCTCAGAATACGGATCGTTAAAGGTCTACACAGACGTAGAGAACCAACGCGATAACAGGCCGTTGATCAATGATTTTCTTGTTAAAGAAGGCAAGCGCAATCAAGGCTATGGCAAAGAATTGCTACAGAACGCGCTTACAAAGTACCCGAATGCAGGGGCAATGGTAGGGTCCGAAGCTTCGTTGAAGGCTATGTATGACGTAGGAATGCGTAGTCAGGACTATCCCAGAGCGTCACTTGATGAATTAAAAGATCGCTACAATGACGACGGCTTTCTGTACATGGTTGCTCAACCTAGTGCCGTTGATGAAGACTACTTTAGAGGCGGCGTACTAGAACCTGAGCAGTATGCCAACGGCGGCGAAGTAAGTACTGACGACTTCATCCGCGAAGTACTGACCGAGGACAAGGCAGTACAGGACGTGGAACGCACGCGAGGCGAGTATCTTGAGCAAGCAGGCAAGGAACAGAAGTACGAAAACGTGTACGACGCGCTGTTCCGCCGCAACGTTGACGTCAAGACGAACGAAGACTACCGCCCAGATTTGTTGCCCATTTTCCGCGGTGCGGCAGTTCGTGCAGTTATGGGAGAAAGCCCGACGGCAGGGGTGGACTATGAGCACTACCCAGCACTACCGTCTGGAAGATCCGCGCGTGGCGTGGTCAGTGATCGGAAGTCCCGTAGCAAGATGACCGCGGCGGACGAGCTGAGTCTCGTGAACGACGCGATTAAGTCCATTGGCGGCGGTACGTTGAAAACGGACAAGAAGGGCAACCTGTACTTGACCGATTATTACGATTTCAACATGACCGATCCGACCAAGATCCGTGACCTGTATGGGGCCCAGCGTTTTGGCATGGGGGCACTGGATAAGCTAGGGATGTTGCATAACTACCGTACTGAGCTTAACCTCGGTAACAAATACGACCTGTTTAAGGGTCTATCGAAAGAAGAAGTGGATGCGGCCCTGCAACGTGCAAAAGTGCAGACATTTACCCCGCAAGGGCGTAAAGTAGTGAATCCTGAGCCCATCGGCGGAACCCCAGACGGTGCATAACGTATGCCAGTAGATAAAGCAGTCAACCAAGCCCCGGCCCTTGAGCTGATCGTCAACGACATCGAGGATCCGGAAGTTGAAATCATCCTTGAGGATGACGGCAGTGCGACGGTCGAAATCGGCGAGGCAGACGATGCGGATGTAGATTTCTACGCAAACCTTGCAGAGGTCGCGGACCCGGATGCGTTGACCCGGATCAGTCTTGACTTGCAGGACTATTTCGAGGCAGACAAGGCGTCCCGTGAGCAGTGGGAGAGTCAGTACTCTAAGGGCTTGGATCTGCTCGGCCTGAAGATCGAAGAACGCACGCAGCCGTTCCGTGGCGCGTCAGGCGTGGCCCATCCGATGTTGTCCGAGGCGATTGTTCAGTTCCAAGCGCAGGCGTTTAAGGAACTGATGCCAGCAGGCGGTCCTGTTCGCACGCAAGTCGTGGGCAAAGAGACGTTGGACAAGGCCCAACAAGCGGCGCGCGTCCAAGATTTCATGAATTACCAGCTGACTACGGTCATGGCCGAGTACACGCCAGAGATGGATCAGGCGTTGTGGTACTTGGGCTATGGCGGTTCAGTGTTCAAGAAGAGCTATTACGACTCCACGTTGGGTCGGATGGTGGCCAAACTGGTGTTGGCGGACGATTTGTACATCCCGTACACCGGTTCAAGCGTCATGAGCCAATGCCCACGGATCACGCATCGCATTGCGATGCCGGAAAACGACTTCAAGAAGCGCGTTTGGGCGGGTGAATACATTGATTACGCGATTCCAGAGGGCAATGACCTGTTTGGAACCAGCGGAATTCAGGAACAAATTGATCGTGTGGTCGGTTTGGAGCCGGGATCCACGACGGATGAGCTGTTTTTGCTTGAATTCCACGTGGATTTGGAGCTGGAAGGCTTTGAAGACCGTGATGAGGACGGAAATTACACCGGAATCAAGCGTCCGTACGTTGTAACGATCGAAGAGCGCACCGGTCAGGTGGTCGGAATTCGCCGTAACTGGCGTGAAAGCGATCCGTTGAAGAATCGGATGGAGTATTTTGTCCATTATGTGCTGGTCGAAGGGCCTGGTGCGTATGGTTTGGGCTTTGTACACCTGATTGGCGGTCTTTCTAAGGCTGCAACGTCTGCATTGCGCCAACTTTTGGACGCAGGCACGCTCGCGAACCTCCCTGCAGGCTTCAAGGCCAAGGGCGCGCGCATTTCTGACGAAGATAGCCCGCATCAGCCGGGTGAATGGCGTGATATTGACGTCGGTGGGGCTGAAATTAAGTCGTCGCTGCTGCCGTTGCCGTACAAAGAGCCGTCGCAGACGCTTTTTGCATTGTTGGGCTTCACTGTCGACGCGGGTCGCCGTTTGGCGAGCATCGCGGACATGCAAGTGGGCGATTCCAACCAGAATGCCGCTGTTGGAACGACGATTGCGCTGTTGGAACGTGGCTCAATGGTCATGTCGGCCATCCACAAGCGCTTGCATTACGCACAGAAGCTCGAATTCGAGATGCTGGCGCGTGGTTTTGCAGAGTTCTTGCCTGATGAGTACCCGTATGACGTACCGGGTGCGTCACGCAAGATCAAGAAGCAGGACTTTGGCAACATGGTCGCTGTTCTGCCGGTTGCAGATCCGAACATCTTCTCGACCGCGCAGCGTATTACGCTTGCCCAGACCCAGCTTCAGTTGGCGCAGTCTGCTCCGCAGATGCACAACCTGTACGAAGCGTATTACCGTGTATATGCCGCATTGAATGTGCGTGATATTGACGGAATCTTGCGTCCGCAGAATTCTCAAATGCCGAAGGATCCTGCACAGGAGAATGCCGACATTCTCGACATGATGGAGCTGAAAGCCTTTGCCGGTCAGCAGCATGATGCGCACATTGCATCGCATTTGATCATGGGCCTGTCTCCGATGTTGGCACAGATTCCGCAGGCGGCGATGACGTTGCAGAAGCACGTTCTTGAGCACGTACGCTTGAAGGCCGAAGAGGACGTCGAAGCTGAATTGTTCAAGAGCTACGGCGTCGATCCGGACAAGATGGTTTCTGCACTGCAACGTGAAGGCATGGTAGCGATGAAGGTCGCACAGTACATGCAGGAAGTGCGTGACCTACAGAACCAGTTGACGGGTGGCGGTGAAGTGGATCCGGTGGTGCAGCTGAAAGAGAAAGAGCTCGAGCTCCGTGCCCAAAATGACCAGCTGGATAACCAGATGGATCAGCAGCGCTTGGCACTGGATCAGCAGAAGATGCAGGCGAACCTGCAGGCCAATGCAGAACGCGTACAAGCGCAGCGTGATATTGCACAGGAACGTGCGAATGTTGCACGCGAGCGCGCAGGGTTGATGGAACAACAAGAAGTACGGAGACTTACCGTCAATGCCGCTAAAGACAGGCAGCAGTAAGAAAACGATCTCTGCCAATATCAAGGCAGAGATCAAACGCGGCAAACCGCAAAAGCAGGCTATTGCAATAGCCTTGTCAAAAGCAGGCAAATCGCGTAAAAAGAAACCTAAGAAGTAAGTAGTTACTTCTAAAGCCTTCTAGCGGGGCTGTAAACCGCTTGCTTTACATGGACTGTGACCATGCTAGAAACGACAGAACGGATGTTAAAAGCTATTCGACAGCTGCAAGTTGACACAGAGCAGATGGTGCTAAACGGGTCGATTGCGGACATGGAACGGTATCGTTTCCTGATGGGCCGTCTTGAAGGTATCAAGATGGTGGAACAGTCCATTAAAGACGTTTTGAAAAAAGGCGTTGAGGACGAAGATTTCTAACCATAGGAGAAACGATGGAAGCCGTCGCAGATAACATGACCGCACTAGAGCGCAAATGGGCAGAGGAAAAGGCTGAAAAAGGCCCATCCCTGGACGATGCGTACGATACCGAAGGCAACGTAGACCCGGAAAGACTGACGGGTTCCGTTCGAGACATTATCCCTACCCCTACTGGATGGCGTTTGGCCATCCTTCCTTACCGAGGCGTCCAGAAAACCAAGGGCGGAATCATCCTTGCTGAAGAGACCCAAAAGCGCACCCAGTTGGCCACAACGGTCGGGTATGTGCTGAAGATGGGCGATTTGGCATACAAGGACGAATCTAAGTTCCCCTATGGGCCTTGGTGTAAAGAGGGGGATTGGATCATCTTTGGTCGCTATGCGGGATCCCGTATTTCGATCGACGGTGGCGAGATTCGCATCTTGAACGATGACGAAATTATCGGGGTTGTGAACAACCCTGAAGACATTCTGCACATGTGAGGAGAATCCCAATGGCAGCCGAAGAAAAGCTTGAGTACGAGATTGGCGAAAACGAAGAGGAAACCACCGTTGAGTTGGAATCCCCTGATGCGCCTGAGATGGAGATGGAGGCATCGGCAGAAAAGCCTGACGCCAAAGAAGATGAACTGGATCAGTACAGCGAAGGGGTGCAGAAGCGCATCAACAAGCTGACTGCCCGTTTGCGTGAGCATCAGCGCCGTGAACAGGCGGCTTTGGACTACGCGAAAAGCGTGCAGGCCAAGGCGCAGGAATTGGAGCAAAAGTTCCGCAGCACAGATTCTGCACGTATGTCAGAAGCCAAGAACCGCGTGGAAACGCAGGTAGTGGCCCTGAAGCAGATTATTAAGAAAGCCCGTGAAGAGGGTGATTTTGATACAGAAACAGAGGCCCAAGAGCGCCTAATGTCGGTGCAGTGGGAACAGCAAAAGCTGCGTGAATCCGAATCCGCGTATGCAGCACAGCAGCAGGCATTGCAGCGTCAGCAGCAACAAGCCGCCCAACAACCGCAGCAGGCTCCGCGTCGTCAGCCGGATCCGCGTGCTGAAGATTGGGCAGAACGTAACCCGTGGTTTGGTCAAGACACCGTCATGACCCATGCCGCGTGGGGCATTCATGCTGACCTCGTCCAGAATGAGGGGTTTGACCCGCAGTCAGACGAGTACTATCATGAGCTTGACAGTCGAATCCGTGCTAACTTTCCAAATAAGTTTAGCAAGGGTGAGACAAACAACAGGGCTACTAATAAACCCGTGCAGACGGTAGCTCCTGCGACACGGTCTTCCGGTGTCACCAACACTGCACGCCGCACTGTCCGGTTGAGCCCGAGTCAAGTTGCGATTGCCAAGAAGCTCGGCGTACCTCTTGATGAGTACGCTAAATACGTGAAGGAGTGAGATCATGAGTGATACGACTAACCAAGTCCCGAAGCTAAATCGTAGCTCTCGTGAGTCTGATACGCGTGAAGTAAAAGCGCGCCGTAAACCATGGGCTCCACCTTCACGCCTGGATGCGCCGCCAGCGCCTCCGGGATACAAGCACCGTTGGATCCGCGCTGAAGTGGGCGGTCAAGAAGACCGCATCAATATGGCTGGGAAACTTCGTGAAGGTTACGAACTTGTTCGTGCCGACGAACATCCCGATTTCGTTGCTCCAACGGTGGATGATGGTCGTCATGCTGGTGTTATCAGCGTTGGTGGCCTAGTCCTTGCACGTATTCCAGAGGAAACCGTAGATGAGCGTAATGCTTACTATCGCGGGCGTAGTCAGGACCAGTTGCAATCGATCGACAACGAGTTGATGAAGTCAAATGCTCATTCGAGTATGCGAATTCAAAACCCGTCACGGAGATCGAATGTTTCCTTTGGCAGTCCCAAAGGACTTGAGGATTAATCATCACTTTGATGGAGACTAACCATGGCTAATGTAGATAACCCGCGTGGGTTTACTCCGGTTCGTCACCTCACTGGCGGCACTATTCGTATGAACGAATACCCGATCGCAACCGATTCTGCTTCAGCAATCTTCACCGGCGACGTCGTTGAATTGCTGGCAACCGGTTACATCGACGTTGGTGACGACGACTCTGCTTCTTTCTTGGGCGTTTTCGGCGGTTGCCGTTACACCAATGAACAGGGCGAAATCGTATACAGCAAGTACTGGCCTGCTGCTCAGACTACTCTGGGTGACAGCGATGCAGTTGCTTTCGTATACGACGATCCAAACATCGTTTTCGCTGCACAGTGCTCAGGTACCCCGGCCTCTACCCTGGTAGGTGCGTTCGTGGATCTGGACAACACCGATTCTGGTTCTACCAGCACCGGTCGTTCTGCACAGCAGGTCGATGAAGACGCCTCTACTGATGACTTCTTCCGTGTAATTGCCCTCTCTAAGAAGCCGGGCAACGCATGGGGCGAGTTTGCAGAGGTTGAAGTAACTATCAGCAAGCATGCACTTGGTGCACAAGCTGGCGCTGCAATTTAAGGAGCTGAACAATGGCTATTAATCGCGCACAACTCGTAAAAGAGCTGGAGCCGGGTCTGAACGCCTTGTTCGGTCTGGAATACAGCAATTACGAAAACGAGCACACTGCAATTTTCGACACCGAAAATTCTGATCGTGCATTTGAAGAAGAAGTCATGTTGTCTGGCTTCGGCGAAGCAGCAGTCAAGGGTGAAGGCGCAAGCGTAACCTATGACGACGCTCAGGAAGTCTACACTTCTCGTTACAGCCACGAGACGATCGCCCTGGCGTTCGCTCTGACTGAAGAAGCGATTGAAGACAACCTGTACGACAAGCTTGCTTCTCGTTACACCAAGGCACTGGCTCGCTCCATGGCGGTCACCAAGCAGATCAAGGCAGCTTCTGTCCTGAACAACGCGTTCAGCAACAGCTACCTTGGCGGTGACGGCAAGGAACTTTGTGCAACTGACCACCCGACCCTGTCTGGTGCCAGCCTGCGCAATGAGCTGTCAACTGCAGCTGACCTCAGCGAAACCTCGCTGGAACAGGCTCTGATTGACATCGCTGCCTTCACTGACGAACGTGGTCTGAAGATCGCAGTCCGTGGTATGAGCCTGGTTATTCCGAAGGAATTGCAGTTCACCGCTGACCGCATCATGAAGTCTACTCTTCGTGTTGGTACCGCTGATAACGACATCAACGCTATCAAGAACATGGGTATGGTTCCGCAGGGTTACTCTGTAAACCACTACCTGACCGACTCCGACGCATGGTTCATTAAGACCGACGCGCCGAACGGTCTGAAGATGTTCCAGCGTGTTGCGATCAAGACCGGCATGGAGGGAGACTTCGAGACCGGCAACGTTCGCTACAAGGCGCGCGAGCGGTATTCTTTTGGGTGGAGCGACCCACGTGGCATCTTCGGTTCACCGGGTGCCTAAGTTAAATCAAGTACTTAGCTTGATTGAGAAGCCCCCGAAAGGGGGCTTTTTATTGCCTTGACAAAACTGAGTTTAGCTCCATAATTACCCGTATACGAAGTCTCTACGGGAGTAAACATGGACTATCCAAAAACACGAAGGGCAGCGAGAGATGCTTCTTCTGAGTTCTATTTCACAGGCGAACCCTGCAAACACGGCCACTTGGCGCCTCGTATAACGAAACGCGGCCAGTGCGTAGAATGCCGTAAAGCGGAGTGGAAGACCGAAAACGAACGACGTAAGTCTTTACCTAAGTCAGAAGCTTCCAAAGCATCGGGGCGCCGTTATTATGAAAGAAATAAAGAACTGACCATACTGCGGGCAAAAATAAATGCCGATCGTAATGTGGAAAGCGTGCGTGAATCAAAACGCAACTGGAAAGCGCGCAACAAGGATTACACGCAAATTGACGGGAATGTTCGTCGCAGGCGTTTGCGCGAGGCTACACCCAAATGGGTAGACTCGACAGAACGTGCGAGGATTAAGACTAAATACGCGGAAGCCCGCCGCAAACAAAAAGAGACGGGCGTTCGGTATGTTGTTGACCACGACATCCCACTCAAAGGACAGCGCGTTTGTGGGCTCCACGTTTATGAAAACCTTGTTGTGATGCCGTTTAGTGCAAACGCTAGAAAAAGCAACAAGTTTTGACTATGTGGAAACCCGCTTGACGGAATACCCGCATAAGCGTATAAATCCCGTAGGTTCTGGGACATCCAGCCACGTCAACCGACCCAGCGGACTTTTGCAGAGATGACGTGGTTAGTGCTGCAAACACGGAGATACTCTGATGGGCACTACTGTTTTTTCTGGTCCGATTAAAACCGGTACCGTTCGTGAAGGTTCTTCCGCAAATGTCG